GAGGAGTTCAAGACGGCCAAGACGCTGGCCGAGGTGATCGGAGAGTGGCTGGAGCACAACAAGCACAACTGGAGCTCCAGGCACCACTCCGACTATGACCAGGCTGCCAAAGCGAACATCCTGGCCGACTACGGCGCCAAGCGTGTCATGGAGCTCACGGACGACGACATTCGCGCCATGCTGCAGAAGGTCGAGGCTCGAGGCGCGCACTACATGCTCACCCGCGTTCGGGACATCCTCGTGCGCTCTTTGCAGTACGCCGTCGATCAGCGGTACGTCAAGTCAAGTCCGGCGGCCACCGTCAGGCGCCGCGAGTTCAAGGCTCATGTCGAGCGGCATCACGCGGCGATCACTCGACCGGCTGAGTTCAGGGAGCTGCTGCTCAGAATGGATCGCGAACCAGGGTCGGTTGCGATCATGGCACTGCGGTTTCAGACCCACGTCTGGGTACGGCCCCAAAACCTCAGAACGGCGCGATGGGAGCACATCGACCTTGATGGTGCCATCTGGGAGGTGCCGCACTACCTGATGAAGAAGGGGCGCGAGTACCTTGTGCCGCTGTCACGACAGGCGGTGGCGCTGCTGCGGAACTGGAAGACTGTTACAGGCCACGAAGAGCTTGTCTTTCCAGGCGTCAAGAAGGGCATGCCGCTGTCGGAGAACACTCTCAACGACAACCTGGAGCGCATCGGCTTCAAGGGTAAGCAGACCTGTCACGGCTTTCGGGCTTCAGCCAGAACGCTGTTGGAAGAGGGCGGCTTTGAATCGAAGGTAACGAAGAAGCAACTGGCGCACGACATTGATGACAAGACCGATCGAGCCTACAACCGAGCGGAGTACCTCGATGTCCGCACGCTGATGATGCAGGCATGGAGCGACTATCTTGAAACAATCAGGACTGACTTACAACAGCCGTGGCACTTTTTCTCTGACTGGCGCGCTCATCAATCCACGCCTGAACTTCGCTCACCAGCCAGCGGCTCGCTCGCCCAACCTTGATCGGTGAAGGAAACTGGCCTACGGCAATCAATTCGTACAGCGTTGACTTCTTCAGCGCCACTTGAGATTCCACCTCCGTAATACCCACAAGACGTTCCATTTTGTTGACACCGATAAGTCAGTAGTGAATGCCGAATAGTAGGATGAACGGCGGTGGCGTTGCAAGTGTCAGACAAGGTTTCTCGTTCAAAACTAAGGCGTTCACCCTATGAGAACAGGGCTCAAGCTAGGCTGTTACCTGGGCACAACCGGGTGCCAACCCTGGGTGCGAACGACCGTTCGTCGGCGCCGTTTTCAGTCTCATCGGCATGTCTCACAATTCAACTCCTGCAACGCACAAAAAAAGGGCGCTCAAGGCGCCGATGGTCGGTGAAGTGATCCTGTCAGTTTGTCTCGTTATCAGCCTTCAAGGTGTCTACGAACTCCTTGAGCTTCTTTTTCTCCGTCTCCGTTCGCAGCTTGGGGTTGTCAACCTTGCTGGAGCGAATGACTGTGATGAAATCCATCTCGTTCTTCGTGATGATCGGCTGGTTGGTGATTTGCTGAATCGTGTCTGCCAGATCGGGCAGGTATTCGTTCAGGCACATCTTCATGAAATGGACCGGGTCAATCTCAAGTGCCTTGGCCATGCTGCCGATCTTGTTCAGGGGAACTTTCGTCTTCCCCTGCTTAATCATTGTGATGACATTTGGCTTGTCAAAGCCAGCCTGCTGTGCAATTTCAGTTTGAGACTTTCCGCAAAGTTGAATCTGCCAGCTGATGTATTCGGCGACGTTGCGGGGTTTGTTGGCATTCGCGGGCGTCACGCGGACAGCCTTCGTAACCATGACTGATTCCTATAAAGGTTGAGGTCTAAGTACGAACTGAAGTATACAGTGGCGCAAAGTATCGGGTGACTTATATCCCGTTGGGAAGTAATGCAAAGGAGGTGAACAGCCCAAAAGTTCCAATTCAGCGGTGACTACAATATAGAAAGAAACTTTAAGGGGCGCATATGCCGGCATATTGCCAAACTGCATCAGAAATCAGTACGCAGGAACTCGTGAACAAGCTCGAACAGTTTGAAGTAAGGCAGACTGTTGACCTCGGATCAACTCTACTGCAGATCGGAGTCCACGTCTATGACGGACCGATGCTGCTCGTCAGTACGATGTGCGGTCGTGCCGCAATGATCGCACTCTGACAGTCAAAGGCGCCTTCGGGCGCCTATGAACTGCCCAACCCAAAGCATTGCTCTCCCTACGTTCGTCGGTGACAATGCAACATCAGTCATTCATGACATAAGGAGAGTCTGTGAAAAACGATCGTGTCTTCATCCTTCGCGAGTCAGTCGTGAAGATCACCCAGATGCTGTCAGGCAAGGGCATCAAGGTCACTCAGCAGGGCGTCAATGCCTATGTGAAAGCTGACCACATGGGCCAGCCGGTTCTGGTGAACCTGCCGTACTTGCCTGATAACGCAACCGAGGAGCTGTGCAACGCGATTCAGGGCTTCCTGGACCACGAGGTCGCGCACATCCTCTTCACCGAGTTCTCGCTGATGAGCAAGGCTCACGCGAAGGGCGAGCAAGTCGGCTTCATGCTCAATGCGCTCGAAGACCCGCGCATCGAGAAGGAGATGGCCAAGCGCTTTCAGGGTTCCGCCTACAACTTGAGCGTGACCGGCAAGTTCTACCTGGACAAGTTCGTGATGCCGCGTCTCAAGGAGAAGGCGGCAGCCGGCGATGCAATGGGCGTCATGCAGACGCTGATGGTGCCGATGATTCGTGCACTGTCGGGCCAGCAGGTCTTTCAGGAGTTCATGCGTGACCACTGGACCAAGGTCGAGCCGATGTACGAGCGCATCAAAGACTTGCAGCCGCAAATCGAGGGCGCCACATCGACTGCGGACTGCATGTCTCTTGCTGAAGAAATCACCAAGCGCCTGACCGAAGGTAGCTCCAGCAGCAAGAAGAAAAAGAAGGAAGAAAGCGAGGAGAGCGGCTCGAGCGGCAAGGGTGGTAAAGGCAAGGGCAAGAGCAAAGGCAAGGGCGCCGCTGGCAAGAGTGACAAGTCCGAAGACAAGTCTGACGAGGAGAAAGATGAATCGTCGGGCGAGGGCGAAGGCGAGTCTGAGAAGGAATCGAAGTCGAAGGGCGCCGGCAAGGGTGAAGAAAAGACCGACGAGGAAAAGCCCGAAGACGAGGACGAGAAGTCTGACAAGGACGAGAAGTCTGAGAGCGAGGAAGAGTCTGACGACTCTGGCGAATCGGAACCTGCTCCTGACGCTGAAGACGATACGGACGAGTCTGATGTGAAGGACGCTGACGAAGAGGAAGAAGACGAATACACCGGCGACGCCGAAGGCTCGACCGAAGACGGTGACGCCGCAGGTGCTGAAGGCGAGGAGGAGGAGCTCAAGAACGACACCCCGATCTGGGCGCCGCTCAACAAGGAAGACGCCAACGACTACGACGAATCCATGTCGCGGCTGATTTCTGAGTCCTCGGTTAAGTCAGCGATGAATGCCGACTACATGCCCTTCACGAAGGACTATGACCTGATCGAGAAGCTGCCGATCGGCTCTGGCTACGAATCGTCGATGGCCAAGAAGCTGATGGAGAAGGTCGATCACATGGTTGCGCCGATGCAGAAAGACCTGGAGCGCGCCGTTGCCGCGAAGTCACTGGCGACACGATCGCACGGGCACCGCTCCGGCCGATTGCATGCCGCCAATCTGTCGCGCCTGGCGTTCAATGACGATCGGGTCTTCAGCCGCAAGCATGAATCGACCAGCAAGGATGTCGCCGTCGAACTGGTCGTTGACGCCTCTGGCTCGATGAGTGGGTCGAAGATTCACACCGCCAGCCAGGCTGCGTATGCGCTGGCGTCGGTGCTGGATCGCCTGAACATCAAGAATGAAGTGATCTGCTTCACCACGAAGGACATTCCGCCCAACGCCGTCAATGATCTGCGTGACCAGTCCGCCAAGCATGGCGTGCGCTTCTCTCGCGTGGAGGGTTTGTACATGCCGATCCTCAAGGGCTACGAGGAGAAGATCACTGCCAACGTGCGCGAACGCTTCGCCTGGCTGCCGAACACTCGCATCCTTCGCTCGAACGTGGACGGTGAGTGCGTGGAGATCGCGGCGCGTCGTCTGCTGGCACAGAAGCAGGCGGGCAAGATCATGATCGTGCTGTCCGACGGCTACCCCGCAGCCGCAGGCTCTCGAGGCGATCTGGAGCAGCACCTGATCCGTGTGGTCAAGGACGTTTCCGCCGCAGGCATCAAGGTCGTGGGCATCGGCATCGAATCGAACGCTGTGGAGCGGTTCTACCCCAAGAACATGGTCCTCAACTCGGTTGAGCAGCTGCCGGCCGCCGTCATCAAGGAGTTGCGTCACCTGCTGACCGCCTGATGGCAATACGAGAGGCAAAGTCACCCGTGACTTGTCTCTCCGCCCCTCATCACTTACCATTCATCAATCGCAAATTTTGCAACCGTTGATTTTTCAACATTTTAAGGAGAGTCTTGTGTCTGACGCCAAAATCACCTGCTCCATCTGCGGAGCTCAAGTTCACGCCATTCAACTGCACCTGCGTGACGCCCACCCCGAAATGACGATCGAGGCGTACGCCGAGAAGTACCCTCACGCACCGCTGCTGTCGGAGCTCGCCAAGCGCAAGCTGGCCGAGAAGCAAGCGGCTCGCACCGCCCCCGAAGACACCAAGGTCGCGATGGCCACCGAGCCGGAGCCGGCAGCTGCGTCGGCGCTCATCCCGAAGGGCGGCGTCATCAAGAAGGCGTTCAACGAACTGTTCAACCTGGGCCGCGTCAAGGCTGCGCTCAACTCGCGTGGCGAAGCGATTCCGATCACGACCCTCGCCAACCATCAGTGGGACGACTACGTGCCCTCCGTGTCGGACAACTATGTGTACGACATTGACGAACTGAAGGATGTCGTCCTCGCCATCGAAATGAAGATTCCGTGCTACGTCTGGGGTCACAAGGGCGCCGGCAAGACGGAGCTGTTCGAGCAGATCGCCGCACGAACCAACCGCCCGATGATTCGCGTCCAGCACACGGTCAACACGGAAGAGTCGCACATCGTCGGGCAGTGGACGGTGAAGGGTGGTCAGACCGTCTTCGAGCTTGGCCCTCTGCCGATGGCAATGCAGAACGGCTGGATGTACGTCGCCGACGAGTACGACTTCGCGCTGCCGTCGGTGCTGTCGGTCTATCAGGCTGTCCTCGAAGGTAAGTCACTGATGATTAAGGAGGCTGACGCCGAGAACCGCATCATCAAGCCGCACCCGAACTTCCGCTTCTGTGCAACCGGCAACACCAACGGCTCGGGCGACGAGACGGGTCTGTATCAGGGCACGAACCTGCAGAACTCGGCGAACTACGACCGATTCGGCATGGTGATCCACAAGAAGTACATGAAGAAGACCGCCGAGAGCCAGATTCTTCAGAACCAAGTGGGTCTGAACAAGGAGGACGCCGACAAGCTGGTCGAGTTCGCCACGTTGGTGCGCGATGCGTACGACGGCGCCAAGATCAGCGATGTGATTTCGCCTCGTACGCTGATCTACGCCGCCCGCATCGGTCTGATGCGTGCCTCGTTCCGCAAGGGCGTCACGCTCGCCTTCACCAACAAGCTGTCCAAAGTGGATCGCGAAGTGGTTGACGGTCTGGCTCAACGCATCTTCGGCGCCTGATCGAATGAACAAGGCCGAGTTTTACAAGGCCAATGTCGGCTTGGTTCACACCGTCTCACGAAAGGGCTACACCCGACTCGTGAAGGCGCGTGTGACCATCGACTACGAGGATGTGTTTCAGGAGATGAGCATGGTGTTCTTGAAGGCGTGCGATGGGTTCGACGAGTCCAGGGGATTCAAGTTCTCCACGTACTTCTTCATGGCCGCCTACAACCGCCTGAACAACTGGGCGCAGGCGCTGATCGACGATCGGATGCGCTACACCTCCGTCGATGAAATGAACGACACAGGCGAAAACTACAGCCTCGAGGAAGTGCTTTGGCAGGATCACGATACGCCCGAAGGGCACTACGCCGTGACCCAGATGATCGAGCACATCGCCAAGACGCTGTCGCCGCTGGCAAGCCTCATTCTTACCTGGACGATCAGCCCGCCGAAGCAGATCGTCGCCGAGATCGACAAGGCCCGCATCAATGCGGAGTTCGGACGAACGCTCGGCTACAACACGCGAAGCATGGTTCAGCTTTCGCCGCGCTATGTCGCCAACTTCTTGCGAATGATTTCGGACGCCAGTCAGTACGAAATCAACTCGGCGCTGAAGGAAATCGACAAGCTCAAGTATTCGGACATGAAGCAGTTTGCAGGAGCCTGATATGGAAGCCGCCGATACGCATACTCAACCCAACGCGCCTGGCTGCTTTGCAGCGCCCAGCGTCTTTAGCCACGACTCGCAGGTTTGCGGCTCGTGCCCCGCGTTCGACAGCTGCGCCGCAGCCTGCGTCGAGACGCTCAAGGCGCTGCGTGAGCAGATCAACGTCGAGGACATTCTGGCAAAGCATCGTCTGGCCAAAGCATCGACGATCGAGCGGGCCAAGCCAGAAGCGGAGACGCCGAAGTTTGACGTTGCGAAGTTTCTGCCTTCGGTCAAAAAGCCAGAGTCCAAGGTCGAGCGCAAGGTCGAGAAGGCGCCGAGAGTTTCTCAGGAGGTTCCCGTTCATCACCAGACGGTCGTGGATGGAATTCTCAGCAAGAAGCCTCGAGAGCTTGCCGCCAAGTGGTGCAAGCACGGCATGATCGACAAGATGCGACAAGACCTTGCAGCCGGCACCAACCCGTTCGCTGCACAAGCGCGCCAGAACTTCGAGTCGGTAACGTGCGACCTGCTGCTCAATGGCGGGCTCACAAAGCAGTCTCTGAAGAAGGCGTTCATGAGCAGTCTGGGAGCGAAGGAGCCCTGGGATGAGCGCACGGCTGCCTCGCACGTCAACATCATCTTGCCCGCGCTCGTCGCGTTCGACATTGCCATCGAAACGCCCGAAGGGTTCGCGCTGAACCCTAGATTGCGGGGCGATAATGTATGAGTACCGCACCGAATCGCATTACATGAGCACGCCACCTTCGATCCTGACGCCGCCCCTCGTGGCGAGCGGACCGAAGTTCAGACTGCGTGACATGCAGTTCGTGCCCATGAGCAAGAGCGAGACCCACAACATCTCATACGGCGGCCCCAACGGCACGCCCTACAGCACATCATCGAACGGCTCGGTCATGGGTCAGTGGATCGTCATCTGGGAGCGTTACGTTCCCGACCAGGAGAATGAATGAATTTGAATCACATGCTGGCCGCAAGGTCAGACTTTTCCATCAGTGAGTCGATGCTCCAGATCGAGCATCTGATCGCGGACGCGAAGGAGAAGGGCTACGAGTCTGTCACGCTCATGGACACCATGAGCTTGCACGGCATGGTGGACTTCATCGGTCGCGCCAAGAAAGCAGGCTTGAAGCCCGTCATCGGCTGCCGCATTCGTGTGGTCGATGATCCGACCTACCGCAAGCCCAGCAAGGCATCGGGTGAGCGCGAAAAGCCGAACCCTATGTTTATGCTGAAGGTGTATGTCACGGGTGACAAAGGCATCACATCGCTGCTCAAACTGCTGTCCAAAGGCTACAGCGACGAGTATTTCTACTACCACGCCAGGGTAGGGATGAAGGAGGTGCTGGAGCTCGAGGACGTGATCGTCTCCACCGGCGACCTGTTTAGCATCTGGCACCACCCGGAAGCTGAATTCAGGCTGCATTCGCTTCACGCTCGTTTCACGGTGTACTCGGAGTTGGTGCCGATCAACACGCCGTTGTTCGACACCCTCAACGGCAAAGCAATCGACATGGCGAATAGGCTCGCGATGCCGACGCTGGTCACTTATCCGACCTTCTACCGCAACGCCGATGCCGCTGATTCGCTGGAGGTGCTCAAGTGCATCACCACGAACACGAAGATGGATGTGCGCTACCGCTCCATTCAGTTCGTGAAGGACTTCTACATCCACGAGCCGATGCACATCGTCGAGCGAGTCAAGAGGGCGGCGGGTCGGGTTGCGAAGTACAACGGCGTGGCTGAGCCGAAGCGCTGGGTCGAGGGTTTGCAGAACATCGAGGCGCTGGTTGCTAAGTGCAGCTACGAATGGAAGAAGCAGCCGGTATCACTGCCCAAGATGGCCGACAACGAGTTCGTGGCGCTGGGAAAGAAGTGCGTCGAGGGTTGGAAGCGACGGTTCGCATCACCCATTCTCGGGCATCAACCCACTCATGCCGAGCTGAAGGTCTATCAGGAGCGCCTGGCGTATGAAATGGCGGTGCTCAAGAAGATGGGCTTTGCGGGGTACTTCCTGCTCGTGGAAGACCTTGTCGTCTGGGCGAAGAACAACGGCATCATCGTCGGCCCCGGTCGCGGTTCGGTTGGCGGCTCGCTGGTCGCGTACCTGATCGGCATCACTGATGTGGACCCGATTCGCTTCAACCTCCTCTTCGAGCGTTTCATCAACCCCGAACGTCTCGACCTGCCTGACGCTGACCTTGACTTCATGTCCAGCAAGCGGCACATGGTCATCGAATACCTGACCGCCAAATATGGTGCTGACCGTGTTGCAGGCATCAGCAATTATTCGACGCTCGCGTCAGCCTCTGCGCTGCGTGACACTGGTCGCATGTACGGTCTCAATGGCATTGAACTGACCGCAACCAAGCTCGTGCCTAAAGAGCATGGTCAGTCATTCACGCTGACCGAAGCAGCGAAGGCGGTGCCCGAGATCGACAAGTTCAAGGACGACCACCCCGAAATCTGGAAGCACGCTCTTAACCTGGAAGGTGCGATGCGAGCCTTCGGGCGTCACGCCGCTGGTGTGGTGGTGGCGGGCGAGCCGCTGGTCAATCGAGCCGTGATCGAAACTCGTCAGGAAGCCCCGGTCGTCAACTGGGACAAGCGGATCGTCGAAGACTGGGGCCTGGTCAAGATGGATATTCTGGGTCTGTCCACGCTCGATGTGATGGAGATCGCGAAGACCTACATCAAGGATCGTCACGGCATCGAGGTCGATTACCTGGCGCTTCCGTTCGAAGAGGCGAAGGTGATGGAGGCTTTCGGCAAGGGTGAGACGACCGGCGTGTTTCAGTTCGAGTCGCCTGGAATGCGAAAGCTCCTTCGCGACCTGGCAGTCGGCGGTCAGCTGACCTTTGAGGACATTACCGCCGCAACGGCTCTGTACCGACCCGGCCCGATGGACTCCGGTCTGCTTGACGACTACGTGGCGATCAAGCAGGGCATCAAGACGCCCAGCTACGACCACCCGAACATGAAAGCGGCCCTCGAGGCGACCTTCGGCGTGATCGTGTATCAGGAACAGGTCATGCAGGTTGCCGTCGATCTTGCAGGCTTCACCAGGGCTGAAGCCGACCATCTGCGAAAAGCGATGGGCAAGAAAGACAAGGACAAGATGGCGGAGATGCGCCAGAAGTGGGTTGACGGCTGCAAGAGCAAGTCGGGCCTGGATGAGCGTACCGCAGGCACCATCTTCGACAAGATCGAGGCGTTCGCCGGCTACGGTTTCAACCGTTCACACGCCGTCGAGTACTCCATCATCAGCTACTGGACGATGTGGCTGCGTGTGCATTATCCGGCCGAGTACTTCGCGGCCTGCATGTCGATCGTGGATGAAGAAAAGCTGCCTGGGCTGGTCAAGGATGCGCGTGAAGCGGGCATCGAGGTGTTCCCGCCTGACATCAATACTTCGAGCCATCGCTACACCATCCCCAACGACAAGACGATCCTCGCGCCGTTCTCGTCGGTCAAGGGCATCTCCGAGAACACCGCCCAGCGGATCGTGGAGCTGCGTGAGCGTAATCGAGGCTGGAAGGTCGTCAAGCTGAAGAAAAAGCGCGACGGCACCATCGAGGAGGTCTGGGGTGAGGATGAAACCGCGCCCGTTACTGGACGCTTCGCCTCGAAAGAAGAATTCGCGATGGCTGCAGGTCAGCCTGGCTCGAAGGTGAACGCTCGGGTCGTCGAGAATCTGGAGAAGGTTGGAGCGTTTGCCGCGATCGACGCAGGAAGCCCGTCGGCCAAGCACTTCAGTCGTCGCAAGGATCAGATGGAGCTCATGCCTGGGCTCATCATCGACGCCGTCAAGGCCGATCGAACCACCGACCTCACGGAAAAGTTCCTTCGGGCCAAGGTGATTCACCTGATCCAAGACTACAAGAAGTGCGAGGACTGCAACCTCAAGGACGCACCGCACCCCACCGTACGCGCCAAATCGACCGTGAAGTTCATGGTCGTCTCGGACTGCCCGACATGGCAGGAAGAGAAGAAGGACAAGTTGCTGGAGGGTGACGCTGCGCTCTACGTGAAGGAGGCAATCCTGAAGGCAGGTCTGTCGGTGGCTGACGGCTACTACACTACGCTCGTCAAGGCCAAGAAGACCGACAAGTTCCTCACCAACGGTCAGATCAACGGCTGCAGCAAGTTTCTCGACCGCGAGCTGGAGCTCATCAAGCCTGCGGTGATCGTTGCGCTGGGTTCTGCCACGATCAAGCGGTTCATGCCGGGGCTCAAGGGCGGTACTGCCGAAGTCGTCGGCAAGGCGATCTACGATCCGACGCTCGACGCCACGATCGTCTGCGGGATCAACGCGCAACAGATCGGATTCGACCCCGACAAGCAAGAAGTTCTGGACAGTGTTTTCGTTGAAGTAGCCAACATTTTGTCCTGAAAATCAGTCACAAAAGACTGAAAACCCCTAGAACCAGACGGTAACATCAAACCGTCAACTTATCGACAACCGGAGAAACCATGACACATCCTGAAATCGCTATCGACGACGCGGAGATCGCCGCACTGCTCGAGGAGCTCGAAGCAGAACAGAACAGCATGGCTGCCGCAGCACCGCCTCCGGTGCCTGCGTCCGCACCCGTGCCGCCCGCGCCTGTCGCAGAACCGGCACCCGAACCGGAACCCGCTCCCGAGCCGGAGCCCATCCCTGTCAAGGAACCGACACCCGAGCCTGCGGTTGAAGTAGCGCCTCGCGGCAAGGAGAAGCCCGTCGCGCAACCGGAGGCGATGATTCTTCCTGGTGGTGGGCATGTGACCGCGAAGGCGGTGGAGGCGGCCGTGAAGGAGGTGCAATCCGCTCAAGCGGCAACGCTTGCGATGATCGAGCGCACCGAAGCGGATGTGGCGATGGTCAAGGCTTTCGTCGAGCCTGACCTGGACCCGCCTGCTGACGTACCGACCACCGGCGCGGCAGGTGCCAAGCTCAACTTCTACGTGGACGTGAACCAGTTCAACCGCGACACCAAGCTGACCGAAGCCACGCTCGACCAGGCAATGATGGAGCAGGCCGGTTTGCGCGCCTTCTACGGTTCTCAGGCCGCCCAGGCTGAAGCCCAGCACTCCCGCCTGAAGGTTCGCTTCGATGTGCTGGAGGCGAAGCTCTACGACGAGCACCGCAAGGCGCTGGCAGCCGGTGGCGAGAAGGTCACTGAGAAGATGGTGGAGAACGCCGTCAAGCTCGACCCGCGCTGGGCGAAGGCCAAGAACACGCTGGTCGAAGCCGAGACGATCGCCTCGATCAGCAAGTCGCTGGTCGTCAGCCTGGCCGATCGCCGCGACATGATGATTCAGCTGGGTGCCGATCGGCGCGAAGAGTTCAAGGGCGGGGTGCGAATCCTGGCCGAGCAGAACGAGCGCGACATGCTGGCAGCTCGTGCGAAAGACGCCTTCAAGAATGGTCGGGGCGTTCAATAAAAATTGTGGTTTGCCGCTGATGGCTCAGTCAGCGGTGAGCTATAATGCAGGTGTCGATGCACAAAAGTGATCGGCACAAACTTTCAACTCAACAGGAACCACAAAAATGGATACCGCAAAACTTCTCGAACTGATGAAACAGAAAAAGGCCGCTCTGAAGTCGAAAGACAAGACGATCAAGCCTCAACCCGGTGCCAACCGCTACGTTCTGCTGCCTGGCTGGCGTGACGGCGAAGAGCACGTCTGGTATCACGAATTCGGCCAGCACTACATCAAGGACGCTGCTGGTCAAATCCAAGCCGTCTACCCCTGCAACGAAGCGATCTACGGCAAGCCCTGCCCGATCTGCGACGGCCTGAACCGCGCACAACACGCCGCCAGCGACGACGAAACCATCGAACTGCTCAAGCAGGCGAAGGCGGGTCGCTCGTACCTCATGAACGTGCTGGCGCTCGACAGCGAAGACCCCAACACCCCGCAGATTCTGGAAGTCCGTACCTCGGTCTTCGGTGGTCTGGTGGATGCGGTTGAAGAGTGGGCTGCCTCGATCTTCGATCCGGAAGGCGCTCAGATCATCACGATCAACCGCGAGGGCAAGGGTCTGAACACCAAGTACTCCGTGCAGGTGTCGCCCAAGAAGCATGCCGTGCCCAAGACCGTGAAGGCCAAGCTGCACAACCTGGACGAGTACGTTCAGATGGAAAGCGACGAGCAAAAGCGCAAGGCTCTGTCCGCCATCAACAACGTGGCCGGCATCCTGGGCAGCGACCGTCCGACCACCACTCGTCCCGCACTGGCTCACGCCGATGTGGAAGACGCGGCTCCGGCTCCCGCCCGCGCTGCTGCGAAGCCCGTTCCGGCGATGACCGACGAGCTGGACGATCTGCTCGGCGACCTCACCTAACTCACCAGTGAAGGATGTTCTCACCCTGGGTACAAACGTACCCAGGTTGGGACACTTTTCTCATGAAATACCTTCTGATCGACGGCAACAGTGTCGGGTACGCCTGTCACTACGCCACCAAGCTCAACGCAGGCGGCATGGAGACGCAAGCGATCTTCGGCTTCACGAAGACGATGCGCGAACTGCGGGTGACGTACCCCGACTCCGTGCCGATCGTGCTGTGGGACGGTCACGCCGACTGGCGCTTCAAGCTCAACCCTGACTACAAGTCCAATCGCGACAACGACCCCAAGAAGGTTGCGATCAAGGAGGCGTACCAAAAGCAGGGACCGTTCATCAAGGACATCGTCGAGGCGCTTGGTGTGCGCCAGATGCGCGTGACCACGCATGAAGCGGACGACATGGCCGGCTACATGGTGACGGAGCTTACCCAGAAGCCTGGCAACGAAATCACGCTCATCTCCGGCGACCGCGACTGGCTTCAACTGGTGCGACCTGGCGTTACATGGCGCGACATGCGCGACGACGCCAAGATCGTCACGATGGCCAACTTCTTCGACAAGACGGCCTACAAGACGCCGCTTGCGTTCCTCGAGGGCAAATGCCTTCAGGGCGATTCATCCGACTGCATCAGCGGTGTGGGCGGCATCGGAGAGAAGGGCGCAATCGACCTGCTGGCCACCTTCGGAAGCGTCAAGAACTTCTGGAAGGCATGCGAGGACGGCAGCTACAAGCCCACGAAGAAAGCACTCGTGAGCCTTTACGAAGGGGAGGGGCGCAAGCTCTTTGCCCGAAACTTTTCCATGATGCAGCTGCTTCGCGTCCAGAAGCCCAAGCCTGAAGCCGTCGAGCTTCGCAAGGGTGCTCTGGACGTTGGACGCTTTCACGACCTGTGCGCGGAGCTGGCGTTTGGCAGCATCACCAAGAACATCGACCACTTCACAAAACCATTCGAGGCTTAACTATGTCCGTAGCAGACCTGATTTCATCCCTGGAGAAAGAGCTGGGCGAAAACGCCGGCAACCAACAAGTGACCCGGTTCATCAACACCGGCTTTCCTCCGCTCAACAAGATCATGTCGGGTCGCTACGACGGAGGCCTGCCGTTTGGCCGCATGGTGGAAATGTTCGGTGAGTCTTCCACTGGCAAGACTGCGCTGGCGACAAAGTGGATGGTCGAGGCGCAGCGCATGGGCGGCGTCGCAGGCTTCATCGACTGGGAGCGCTCGTTCGACGTTAGCCTCGCCGAGAGCTTCGGGCTGAAGTCAGAGCGTCCGTACTGGATTTACGCCAAGCCGAAGACCTGGGAGGAGGGCAATGTCGTCGCGGCGAAAGCCTGCAAGATCATTCGTCAGAGCAAGGCAATTCCTGACGACGCGCCGATTCTCTTCGTGTTCGACTCGATCGCCGCAGCCTTGCCCCAAAGCCAGGCAGAAAAGGAGATCAATGAGTACACGATGAACGACACGACGGCGCTGGCTCGCGTGACCTCGACAACGCTCAAAGCGATGGCGCAGCACTGCGAGGAGTTCAACGCGACGTTCCTGTATCTGAACCAGATGCGCCTGAAGCCTGGCGTGGTCTACGGCGATCCGCGCACGACGCCTGGCGGCAAGGCGATGGAGTTCTATGCGACAGCACGCCTCGCGCTCGGTCGTCAGAAGATCATGGAGGCACAGGACGGCGAGAAGACCTTCATTGGCCAGAACATCTCCATCCAGTGCGTGAAGTCGAAGATGACCAAGCCCTTCCAGGAGACGAGCCTGCGTCTGGTGTTCGACGACTCCGGCGTGGCGACGTTCGACACGGTGCTGTCGCTGCTGGAGTACCTGATCGCCGAGAAGATGGTGACGTACAGCAAGCCTCGAGTGACCTGGACGGACGGCAAGCAATACTTCGTCAAGGCGCTTGCCGAGAAGATTCGCACCGAGGGCTCGTTCGCGGAGCTCGTGGCTCTTTTGCCGAAGTAAAGCCGCTCGAAGCGCTTTCTATACTGGGCTTTCAACCCAGGAGAAAGCGCTTTGGAGACGGTCGTCATCGGCTTTATTCCGCCCGTTGTGGGCGTCAACGGAGTCTTCAACACCTTCCGCATGGGCAAGCGGTTCGCAAGCCTTGCGGAAGGCGATGAAGTCTTTCTGATGGACGAGAAGAGAAAGGTAGTGTTCGGACGCGCCACCGTTCTCGATGTATCGGTCGGTCCAGTGGGTGCCCTGTGCGCCTGCTTCGCGTTCGAAAACCATACGGAGCTCGACAAGAACGACGGCGAAAGCGCCGACAGACTCTTCAAGCTCCTTCAACGCATCTACGGCCCTCACATCGTCCAGCCACACAAGACCGCCACGGTCGTGAAGCTGCGAAGGGTCACGGATGAAATTTAAGGAACACAAGGTCAACTTCAAACACTGCGGCGCATGGTACGAGCTGGATGACGGGCGCGGCCTGTATCTGGCTCACCGTCAGATGCGCCACGTCTACAAGAAGAGGAACGCCTGGGGCATCGAGCGCATCGCGCTGGAAGACACGATCAGCATGGGTTACAAGGCCGCCGGCGTGGTCGTTCGGCAGGGCAAGCGAAAGCTGTTCTGGGTCACGCCTATCGAGGACTTCTTCGGGCCTGGATCGTTCACCAACCCCGACAACATTCTGCAGCGGTGCCTGCCGCTGAATCGCTTCAAGATCATTCCTGCGATGAACTTGGACAACGTCGAGGCTGCAATGAGACTCCGGTAAAAAGCGCAGAAAGCCCGTCATGACTGACTTATAATTCGCTAATCGTAGCAATCAAAGCAAAACAAGAATGTCCACAACGGAAGCAATCGACCAACGGGAGTATCAGCGCAAGTACCGCGAAGCCAACAAGGAGAAGCGCGCTGCGGCGAATAAAGCATGGCGTGACGCGAACAAGGAGGCGATCAATGCCAGAAGGGCGGCCTATCGTGAGGCGAATCGCGAAAAAATCCGAGAGCGATCCAGGGACTACTACAAAAACCGTCCTGAAATCTTCGTTCTACACAACATTCGCACTCGGGCCAAACAGCAAGGCGTTCCCTGCACACTTACCGTTGAAGACATTGCGACGGCAACTCCCGAGTATTGCCCGGTGTTGGGAATCAGGTTGGAGCGATCCACGAACCCGAAGGGCGGAGTGGCTGATAACGCGCCAACAGTTGATCGACTGATACCGAGCTTGGGGTACGTGAAGGACAACATCATTGTGGTTTCGCACAAAGCCAACCGCATCAAAAACAACGCGACTGTTGAGGAGCTGGAAACGGTAGCTCACTTCTACAAGGCGCTATTTCAGGTGATTGAAATAAGGAAGCGAAATGATTCTTGAGTCCGCGCTGATATGTCTTGCGCTCAATATCTATTGGGAAGCCCGCTCGGAAATGATCCCCGCTCAGTACGCTGTCGCCAACGTCACGCTCAACCGTGCGAAGGGTGAGAAGGCTGACGTTTGCGATGTGGTCACAGCCAAGCACCAGTTCTCGTGGACGACAAAGCTGGTGCAGAAGGAGGGCGGTCGCTTTGTTCTGAAGCGTCAGGGCTACCCGAAGGACGAGTACTCCTGGAACCTCGCGCTTCGCATCGCCAAGAACGCGCTCAAGCGCCCCGATATGGACTTCACCGGCGGGGCCACCTTCTATCACGCGAGCTACGTTGCGCCTGCATGGCGTCACACGGTCGAGCGGACAAAGAAGATGGGCACCCATATTTTCTACAAAAAGAAGTAAGTCACGGATGAATATGAAACCATATGGAATCATCAGCGACACGCACCACCACAACTGGACGGCGTTCTCGCACACAACGGCAGACGGCATCAACTCGCGTCTCGAATGGATTCTGTTGGAGACGCACCGAGCGGCCGACGCAGTCTTCAAGGCTGGTGGCGATACGCTCGTTCACGCCGGCGATCTGTTCCACGTTCGCGGCTCGGTGGCGCCCTCGGTTCTGAATCCGACTCTTGCCACCTACAAGCAGATCGTGGACGCGGGGATGAAGATCATCATCAACGCAGGCAACCACGACCTTGAAGGGCGACACGCTGCGGACGTATCGAGCGCGATCACCGCATTGAAGGAAGTCGGCTGCACGATCATCAACCAGCCGACCGTACTGCCGCGTCAAGGGCTGGCGCTCGTGCCGTACATCGGCAAGACCGCAGACCTGAAGCAGACGCTGGAGAAGCTGCAGGATGAAATGGACGCACCCAACTGCGACCTCATCATTCACGCAGGCATCGACGGTGTCATCAAAGGGCTCCCCGATCACGGGCTGGATGCCGAGTACCTGGCGAAGCTGAAGTTCGTCAAGACCTTCGCGGGCCACTACCACCACCACAAGAAGCTCCACGATCGCGTGTGGAGCATCGGCGCGCTCACGCATCAGACCTGGGGCGACATCGGCACCAAGGCTGGCTTTGTCATCGTCGATGGCAGCGAAGTGAAGTGGCATGCAAGCCACGCACCGAGCTTTGTGGAGATCGACGGTTCAACCAAGCCCGAAGAGATTCCGCTGATCGTCGATGGCAACTACGTGCGTGCCAAAATTTTCAGCAGCAAGACTTCCGAGATTGAAGACCTCCGCAAGTTTCTCGAAGGCGAGGGCGCTCGTGGCGTGACGATCGTGAGCCAGCCCAAGTCGGGCGTCACTCGCACCGCCTCGACCGTCAAGGCGGGCGCATCGCTGGAGGTCAGCGTCTCGGACTACATCAAGGGCGCCGACTATGGGCGCAAGGCTGAACTCGCCGTTCTGTGCGACGAGATTCTGAAAGAGGCACGGGAGGCCGCATGAACATCACCAAGGTCA